AAAGGAGCAAGAGCAACTACTCTATCTACTTCCTTCATCCACTCACTATACTCATCACCCGAATGCAAAAAACGTGAAACATCACCTGTTAAACGAAAATCATTAATTCGTTCACAAATAAACAAAGTAGTATCTATAACAGACATCCACATTTGTGTTCTTGAAGTTTTACATTCCATAGCTTTCATTTCTAATCGAGTATAATCTCGATCATTCAAAGTTATCCCAAATTTTGTAAGAAAACCTTGAACTAGTAAAAATGTATAAAGATTAGAAACCTTCTGAAACATTTCACTATTAGTTGTTGTATTGACAACATCAAAACCTCCTCTAAGAAGTTCCAAAAAATCACTAAATTTATCACCCTGTACTTGTGGTGACATAATTCCATAAATTTTTGTCAATACATCACGTGCAGCCATTCGCGTTGTAAATAATCTATAACCCAAAATAGTTAGACGATAAAAGTCCTCACTAGTTTGGCATTTTTGATACCAATACGCTAAAGTTGATACGTGATCAAGCTGATCAGTCAGCCAATTGATGCTTTCAATTGCATCATTATTTGCACCTAATTTTAATAAGTGTTTTTTAACGAAATGAATAAAAACATCATTCCTTGTTTCATAAGTTGCACTTTGCAACTTCCACTTGTTAATATTTTTGAAGAACTCACGTTCAATATTAACACTATATGAAGTAAAAACTCCATTTTGAGTATATTGATTGAAATCCATAACCGGATCTTCATCTACTCTTCCCTTATGGTATCGTTGTGTAACGATACTCTGTGGTGTATAACACACATCATTTCCCAAAAAACCTTTTGCTACTATAGTAACATTGGTCTCTTGCGCTACTCTTTTGTGCCACATATTTTGGCACGTTGCATAAGAAGCGGCATCGCTTATAGCGATGCGATTCTTCTTCTTTCGTGAAATTAGTGCTGAACACTTAGCACGAAAGGTATTAGTTTTCAGAGCGGTCTTATTGCATGCCGCATTATCATTATCTTGCTTGTTGTTAATCGAATTCATGTTATGTTGTACTCTGGTTTTAAAATGACGTATTATTTCTCCCGGTCAAGGATATCCCAAATTTGGCTGGGAGCCTAGAACTTGACTTTTACATGTTCTGTATTACATATGTTTTTAGAGTGGTCTTACTCATGTGTATAAATGGTCCTCGGTCTCAACTGAAACTGTAACCTATTCCATCTTCACGATTCGCGTCGTCCATTATTGGATCGGAGAGGCGTTTGCAATGTTATACAATCATTTTAAGCAGTGTAAAACTATTCCCACAATAAACAAATGAAAGTTTTCAATCCTAACAGAGGATAAAGA